TTTTTTATTCCTTTAATAGATTCTAGGATAGTCGGATTTTCAATACCACTATCTTTTAGATGCAGATAGGATATCGATACCCATTTTGTAAAACAATCAATAAATACTAAAAAAGCAAAGCTATAAAACAATATAGCGTGCTTATGCAAAATCATAGCCAACATTGCCGCTATTAAGGCTTTATATGACCAACCTTGTGCTAAAGTTTGAGCAGCTCCGATAGCCGCAAATTTAAAAGATTCCCAGTTCATTTTTGCCTCCTGTATAATGCTCCTAAAGGAGCTGATATTTTGAATACTAAAAAAAGAAAACGCATGAAACTACCAAATGGCTTTGGCAGTATTATTTTTTTGCACGGTAGCCGTCGTAGGCCTTGGGCCGTACTTAAAACAATTAACGGTAGATCCAAGTACATCGGTTATTTTCCAACACATGCAGAAGCCTTAATCTTTTTGGCTGATTGCAATAAAGACCCGTCTATTTATCTCCCGTCTTTGATTACTTTCGGTGAAGCCTATCAACTGGAAATGGCAGAACGTAAAGCTAAGATCGCCAGCGTCACGGTCAAAAATTATGAAGTAATTTTTGGATATTGCAAGCCTTTGCACAATAAGCCGCTTACCAGCCTTAAAGTTGCCGATTTACAGGCCGTAATAAAAAAACTGTCAGACAAATGTATTGGCCATGCTACACAGAAAAAAGTACGGCAACTATATCATAATATTTATAACTATGCCGTTAAGTATCAAATCATACCGCCTACTGCTGACATATCACGATTTGTAGATATTGATCTGCCCAAAAGGACCAAAACGAAACAACCTTTTAATACCCGCCAGCTTAATAGGGTTAAAGCGCTTGCTGATAGTAATGATCCTCTAGCGCCTTATGCAATGATCGTAATAATGATGTGTTATAGCGGACCAAGGCCAAGCGAATTTTTAGCACTTGAAAAAAACGATGTCAAATTGCATTCCCGATTTTACCGGATACGAGAAAGTAAAACCGAGGCTGGTAGAAACAGGCTAGTACCTATAAGCAAAAAGGTCGTACAATATTATGACTATTGGTTGCATCGTCCAGGGAAAACTCTTATTACAGACCTGGACGGCAAGCAACTGACATACCACCGCTTTCTGCGCATTTTTGATAAGGTTATGAAAGTTACTCGCTGCAAACATAAACCACATGAGTGCCGCCATACTTGCGCTACATGGTTAGATGATAAAGGAGCTAATAAGCTATCTATCAAAAAAATATTAGGCCATGCTACACAGGATATTACTGACGGCACATATACCCACAAAAATATACGCCAGCTAAAAAAAGCTATTGACCTTTTGTAAGTAATTTGCAAGGATTTTTTGCAGAAATACTCTAAAAATCACTTAATAAAGCCGTTAAAACGTAAGTAATTTGTGTGTGATAATTTTAGTAATTCAAAACCGTTGTAAAGCCAGTATTTATGCGCTTTCTGTTGACAAATATGGTTTTAACTGTTCTGCTGTTGTGCAATTAGCAATTTCGGCACGCACTTTTTCAAATCCACTGTAAGCCGTATATTGCTGCGCTTTTACAAGATTTCCTGCTTCCATCATCTGATCACGCGTTACCTCTAAAAACGACTTTTTAGACAGATTATTTTTATCTGTATAAACCCTGTACATCGTGATATCGTTTTCCATAAGTGTCAAAGCAACCTGCCAGTTGTTCTGATCATCGTCATTGCAATCGAACCCATAACCGCTGCTGTCTTGTAGCCATACGATAGCATGCTTTTGAGCATCATATTTTTGATATTGGTAGTTTAATGCCTGTTCACGCAGTTCTTCGAGTGTCGGTGGCACATATTCCCTGGCAGCTTTAGCAGCTATATAGGAATCAATAGCAGCGATTTTATCCTCGATGGCTTTAATCGGTTTATCGCAAAAATCACCATTTACGACAGCATGGCTCTGCTGGTCGTCATAGATTACCTCGCTTAATGTTACCTCGCCAGCCTGTAAACTACCGCCGTCAACAATAAAGTTATCAGGGCTATCCTTATACATCTTTTCCTCGTTAATTATTAAAACCTCACTGTTCAATATTTGAAAACATTTCATAAGTTATCAATCCTTTCTTATTTTTCTGTCGGAGAATTACCGGCGCATAAACCTAAAGCGACCGTTAGTACAGCAGAACTTACTGGTACGCTGAATGATATATGCAGTGGTACTGACGAAGGTACAGCAATACCGACAGGTAGCGGGGTATTCACGCGTACAGCCATACAGCGAAGCGGATATTCTGGTGGTGGCGGTAGGAATGATAGGGCTGACTTTTCTTTTAATGCATCTCATGCGCATAATTTAACCTTTGAATCAATCGGTAGTAACATAGCTCATAATAACCTACAACCTTATTTAAGCTGTTATATGTGGCGTAGAACAGCTTAAAGTGCTGTCGGAGAACTTCCTGCACATAAGCACACTGCAAATATAAATACTGCAGGTAGCCACAATCATACCTTTGGTTCTGGTTCTAATGGTGGCAGCGATAACCACACATTTGATATTGGTTGGGGCGAACATAGCATAAATATTGGTAACGGCTTTAATAAAACATACTATACTACTGACAGCGGATCGCATTTTCATACTATTGTTGTCGACAATTCTGGTGGAAATACCGCACACAATAACCTTCAGCCATACCTTGCCGTTTATTGTTGGAAGCGGACGGTATAAAGCTGTCGGAGAACTGCCTTCGCATAATCATAATGTAACCTGTAG